CGATTTCTATTTTGGTTATATTTTGATAACTCTTATACGCATCACCATCCCAAATGTGACAATTGTTATCTACGAGATATTTGATGTTGGTGTCTCCTTTAAGAAACCATAACAACTCCGTTACCATTGTATTCCACGCAATTTTCTTTGTGGTTAGTAATGGAAACCCTTGTGACATCTTATGTTTAATTTGTCTACCAAATACTGAAATGGTTCCAGTACCTGTTCTGTCCGTTTTTACGACTCCATTATCTAAAATATCTTGTAATAAATCTTGATATCTTTTATCTAATCTATTCATGTTTACCATTTTGGCGTCTCCAACCTTTTTATATTATCTTGTTCGTCTTTTCTGCTGAAATTTTCTTTATGAGATAAAATTCTGTGGAACTCTCTATATGCTTGTGGTTGATAGTTCTTTAAATGGTCAACTCCATATTCATATTCAAATAAAATATCTTCATATCTTCTCTCTTTGGAATCAAACCCATCTGATTGCATTTTCAAATCCATTTGTAATTCAATAATTACGTTTTGTAACGAATCTTCCTTACATATGTTTGTTGTCACAACGGGTATGGGTTTATCATTAAAATACGTTAATGAAACAAACACACCGATGAGTGCCCCAATTATTAATCCAATTATTAATACACCTCCATTATTATTTTCCATATCCTTGTTGTATTTGTATTCCTATCATATACGTTAACCATCTAATTGTTAATCCCCAAGATGGTGATGTTACACCTGTCTCAAGAAACTCCGTTTTATTATAAAAGAAAACAATTGTTGGAATTAAAAACCAATGATGTTTTTTCTTGTAAATAAAAAAGTCTTTGTAATATTTCTTTTTCATTTTATTTATTTTTTTATAATATAACAACCTGGTGGTAAACCCGAGTCATCATTTGTATACCTTAAATTAATATCTAATTGTTGATTGGTTACGGGATGGTTTAAGAATTCAGGTATATCTCTTTGTTTAAAAAATACTCTAATCGCATCTAAGGATTCATATAGACCAGAATCGTCAAATATAATATATCCACCTGGTTGTACCTTATCATATAATTCTTCTAAAGTTTCTAGTGTGGCGGAAAATGCGTCCACATCTATCCTTAATAAGGATACTTTTTCTATTCCAGATGTCGGTAGAGTATCTTTAACAAATCCTTTTAAAAATTTAATTCGTTTGTCATCACCTAATCCATATGATTTAAAGTGTGATTGAACTTCTTCTAAACTAATGGCTATCGGACCAACAGAATTGTGTGTGTAATGATTTGTGTGTCTTTCCCTATCATAACTATGTTTAGCAATTTCAATAGGTTGGAACCCTTCATATGAATCACATACCCAAATATTTTTATCCTGAAAAACATAACTTAAAAATATTGAAAATCCACCCCTCCAAACACCACACTCTACTATATCTCCATCTACTTTGGATATTTCAGAATGATGGTTGAATATCGTTTTAAATTCATCGGGGCGAACCATCGTAATTTTATTATCAATTAGATGTTGAACTAAGTCGTCGTAACTTGTAATTGTATCCATCTTATTTATTCTTTTTAGGTTTTCTAATGTAATCCAATACAATGTTAAATGACCCTAAACTGATTGCTCCCCAACCAAAATACTTTACCAATTCGGGGTCGGCTCCTTTAAGACCGTACCTCTGAACTAATATCCCCGTTAGTATCATCATTATGTATACTATCTCCCTGATTTTTATTTGCATAATCTTTTAATTTTTTTAAACATTTATAAATAAAATACGTTTCTTGCACCGAATATAAATTATTATGGTGACCATATTCAATAGCCTTTTCAATAATTGATAGTGCGTTTTTTTCGTTGATGTCTTTAACAAATTCATCAAACTCATTTTCTGTTTCGAATTCAATCAATCCCCCAAATATATTTTCCATAATTCAATTATACTAATTTTATTTCAAAAAACCAAATAATTATAGATATGTCAGTACACATTAACAACCAAACATTTGAAGCCGAATACCTAAAAACACCAGAAGACATTCGTAAAGGTATGATGGGTAGAGACTCATTAAGTGGTTGTATGGTTTTTAATATGGGTAAAGGTCATCATTCATTTTGGATGAAGAATTGTTTAATACCTCTCGACATAATCTTTGTTTTAAACAATCGTATAAGTCGAATACACACAAACTGCGAGGCTCCTGATAGTCATTGGACCAACCCACCGAGGTACACAGGTATTGGGGACCATGTAATTGAATTTCCCGCAGGCACCGCCACCAATTGGAAGGTTGGTGACAAAGTTGCTATGTATTTAGGAACTCCATTGAATCCTGTTCGGTAACCACCTCAACAGGGTTATCGTATTTCACTCTTGGTTTTACTTTCTCAAATACCCAAAAGTATGAATGGTACTTACGAGCATGTTCTTGTTTAGTCCACTTAGTTCCAAAACTATTAATACGAACGTTAGATGTTAAGATGAATAAGTCTCTTGGGTAGAACCCCAACTCTTGAGCCATATTCATTACCATAACGTGAGAGAAGTGATTCTTTCCGCCCGATACCGTATCTTGACATTTAAAGACCACATACCCACCTTTCTCACAGATTCGATACAACTCCTTCAAAGTGTTATAATAATGGTTTTTTAGATGGTTATATGTCTCATAACCCTCAAATCTCTTGGCAATGATTGAGCTACCTTCCTTATTACCTTTATATGATTTACCGGCAATTACGAATGGTGGGTCAAACATAATACTCCTCATTGAACCATTACCAAATGGTAATTTTTCTGAACTTGCTTCAACAACCGTATCATTAACAGGGTAGATGTCAGATTTATTAACGGGTGAGGGTAAGTCCTTCCAAAAATTTCCCTTTGAGTACGTACAATCTAAATCGAATCTTTCGATATTATAGAGGAACATAATGTTCTTAATTGCTTCGTAGTTACTGTTGTAAACACTTTTTACTGGTTTGAAATCTGGTTCCATTTGTTTTAAATTAAATTTTTTAGTTGTGGATATATGTAATCGTTAAATATTATTTCGTGTGATGTTGTCCCATAATGACTATCTCTTGGTAATGCGGGGATATTATTTCTTTTAACAAAATCCATAACATATCCGTCAAGTATTGTCATTTTTTCTATTATGTGTTGATAACCAACCGATTGTGCCAATTCTTTAACATCGACAAACCAACTAAAAAAGATTATTTTTTTATTGTAGTAATTTGCTAAATGTTGAATTGACATTAGTGTATGTAAAAATTTATATTTGGTGTTATAATTGGAAACGTAAATGTGATTCTTAAATAATTGATCAAATTTAACGTCAATATTTGTCCTTTTTTTTAATCTTTCATCATTTTTATTACCGACAGCGGTATAGTATTTAACTCCGTTGAAAAACGTTGGGCAGTCCAACACACAATCGGTTTTTTCATGACTATTGTTAAAATCTTCCATTCCAAAAACAAATCGAGATGGTTCCGTAAGTTGTAAAACAAAAACATCTAAGTCGGGATTCTTGTCAAAAATGTACTTAATTTTTTCAATATTCATCTCATTACCTCCTCCTGAGGATGATGATTTGATGATTTCGACACCCAACTTGTGGCCCATAAATTTATGCCATGGGTCCCCATAACCGTAAGATGAGTGTGAACACCCCCCAACACCTATTTTCATTACAATTCTTGATTTTTTATTTAAAATAGTTTACACTTTTAAAAATATAAGAAATAAAAAACAATAAACCAAAATATTTATAAAAAAACATTAATATCATGGCATGTGGATGTAAAAAGAAGTCTAACGAAACGACTCAACAAACGGCAACAATAAGAATGACCGAGAATTCGTCAACAAGTAACCCACAAACGGTTACCGTTCAAGAACAACAAGTTCAAGCAATTGTGGATAGAATTAAAGAAATGACTAATCAACAACCAGAACAATAATATCGTTTATTAAAACGATTTCGTGAAATATCGTCTTATTTGACGATATTTTTTAATCCCTATAATATATAAAAATATATATACTAATATGAAAGCAGAAATAAAATTAACAAGTGTAAACATTTTAGATGATGTTTATAAAAAATTTAAAATAAATTCGATTGAGTGTTCACTTAACTTACAAAAATTAGTTAATCGTTCTTTAGATTTATATAATAAAGACGAAAAATTCAGGGAGGCAATAAACAACCATAATGGTTTAGCCGCAAGCGGTTCAAAGTTTTAATCTATGAAGAAAAAGATACTACTACTATCTGATGATTTAAGGATGACCTCGGGTATTTCGACTATGTCCAAAGAAATTGTGATGGGTACAGTTAACAAATTTGATTGGGTTCAATTAGGTGCTGCTATTAGACATCCTGAATTAGGTAAGATAATCGACATGAATGAGGATATTAGAAAAAGAACTGGTGTTCAAGACGCTAATGTCAAAATAATACCTTCGAATGGTTATGGTGATATACATATCATTCGTAAATTAATTAAGGAAGAAAAACCAGATGCCATTTTACATTTTACTGACCCACATTATTGGCAATGGTTATACGATAACGAACATGAGATTAGGCAACAAGTTCCTATTTTATATTATCACATTTGGGACAATGTTCCAGACCCAAAATACAATAGAGATTATTACGAAAGTTGTGATTGGATTGGTGCCATATCGAAGTTAACTTATGGTATTGTTAATCGTGTTGGTAAATTAAACGATAAGGTAACATATAAACCATTGGAAGATTGGCAAATTAGTTATGTTCCTCACGGAATAAATTCAGAGGTGTTTAAACCATTGGAGAGTAGTTCGGTTGATGTTGTTAATATGATTCATGGTAATAAAAAATACGACTTTGTGTTATTCTATAACAATCGTAACATTAGAAGAAAATTGACCAGTGATGTTATTTTATCTTATAAGTTGTTTTGTGATAAGTTACCAAAAGAAGTATCTGAAAAATGTTTACTCTTAATGCACACTTCTCCTGTTGATGAAAATGGTACTAATTTATATTCTGTAATAGAAGAACTATGTGTTGATTACGATGTGAAATTTACTGAGAGTAAATTTAATCAAGACATATTGAATGAAATTTACAATGTAGTTGATTGTACGATTAACATTGCAAGTAATGAGGGGTTTGGGTTAACGACCGCAGAATCTTTAATGTCGGGTACACCAATTATAGTTAATGTGACAGGTGGATTACAAGACCAATGTGGATTTAATTTTACTGCTGAAGAGTATATTAACATCGGTTCGTTACACAATTCAAAAGATGAAGTGTCGGGTGAATGGGTTGTACCTATTTGGCCATCAGCAATTAATCTAAATGGTTCAGTGTTAACTCCATTTATTTTTGATGATAGAGTTAACGATAATGAAGTTGCAAATGCAATTATGACGGTTTACAATTGGGGTCGTGAAGGAAGAAAAGAAAGGGGAAAGAAAGGAAGAGAATTTATGATTAATAATTTATCGGATAAGATAATGTGTTCCAAGATGGTGGAAGGAATTGAAACTACAATAAAAAACTTTACTCCAAGAGAGAGATTTAATTTATATAAAATAGTATGATGAAACCGGTATTATTATTTAGAGGACCAGTTAAAACAAGAAGTGGTTATGGTTCACACTCAAGAGATTTATTACAATCGTTGTATGAGATGAACTTATTTGATATTAAAATAGATAGTTGTCCTTGGGGGAATACCCCATCAACAGCATTAAATGAAGATAATGAATTTCATAAATGGATTAACGATAACATTGTAACATACATTGATTCCAATCCAGACATTTATGTACAAGTTACTGTCCCAAATGAATTTCAAAGAATGGGTAGGTTTAATATAGGTATAACTGCTGGTATAGAAACAACAGTTGCACCTAAAGAATGGGTTGATGGTTGTAATAAGATGGACTTAGTAATTACTACTTCTAAGTTTTCAAGAGATGTCCTTTTATCCACAGTTTATAACGAAAATGATAAGACAACGGGTAAATTAGTTTCTCAACATAGAATTATTAAACCAATCGAAGTGTTGTTTGAAGGTGCAGATACTTCAATATATAACAATAAATTTAATGGTTTAAATTTTGATATTAAGGAAGATTTTGCTTATCTTTTTGTTGGGCATTGGTTGAAAGGTGATTTAGGTCAGGATAGAAAAGATGTCGGCATGTTAATAAAATGTTTTTGTGAATCATTCAAAGACGAAGAGGACAAACCGGCGCTGGTACTTAAAACATCTTCAGCAACATTCTCAGTAAAAGAAAGAGAAAATTTCAGAAAGAGGATTGAAAACCACGTTAGCGGTTATAAAAATCCTCCTTCAATTTATCTTTTATTTGGTGAATTAACAGATAAAGAAATGAACGAATTGTATAATCATCCAAAAGTTAAGTCAATGGTGTCAATCACTAAAGGTGAAGGATTTGGTAGACCGTTACTTGAATTTACAATGACAGGTAAACCTGTGATTGCCTCCAATTGGTCTGGTCATAAAGATTTTTTACCTATGGATAAATCTGTAATGATTGGTGGTACGTTGACTGATGTTCATGATAGTGCGGTTGACTCATTCATTATCAAAGGTTCCAAATGGTTTACTGCGAATTATAATGAACTTATACAAGTATTAAAGTTAGTTAAAAAGGATTATAATAATTTTCTTAATCGATCTGAAAAATTAAGAGAAGAGAATGTTAATAATTTCTCATTAGAAAAAATGAAGATTAAGTTTGGGAATATTTTAACTCCGTTTATTAATCAACCTAAAGAACATAAATTGATTTTACCAAAGTTAGATAAAATTAATTAACAATGAACTTCAAACTATTAAGAGGGAAAGAAGAATATGACTTTCTTAGGTTAGAACCCGTACAACAATTGACATTAACTCGACCATCATTTACACCCGCAAATGTTGAGTTTTGTTTTCAGTTCGAGAACAACGAACCAGTTGTATTTGGGAGTGGTCCAAATGAATGTTCAATTCGTTTGGCTCCGAGTCCTGACGGTAATATGACATTCAACGATAACGGTAGAGTTTTTAAATTATTTGCGAGGGAGAGACAAAATGATTAGTAGTTTTAAATTTTTTCATGGGGTTGTTAATACTAAATTTAGGGTAGAATGGAATCCCCAATTTAATGAAAATTTATATAATCAGTACACTATGGATGCTGAGTCCGAATTAACCAGAATTATGTCTGAAGAAATTTCAAGAAGGGTTGATGAAGAAATTATACAAACAATAACTAGAAGAATAAATGGTGGAATGAGAGCATGAAATGTGACAAACATATGTGGGACACATCGGACAAAGATTGGTGTTGGAGATGTGAGGAGTTAACATTAAATGAAAATAAAAAAAAATATGAAGATAAGTTACGCAATAACAGTTTGCAACGAGTTAGAGGAAATCAAGAAGTTGGTTCCGTTCATATTAGAACACAAGAGACCTCAAGATGAGATTGTCATTCTTTACGATAATAAGAATGGTAATCCTGAAGTGTTTGAATATTTACAACCATTCAATATCAAACCAAATGTTCAAACATGGAGAGGGTTTGATTTTGAGGGTAACTTCGCCGATTGGAAAAATAAATTAAACGAGTATTGTACTGGTGATTACATCTATCAGCTAGATGCGGATGAAATGATTAGTGAGTATATTGTTAAAAATCTTAATCAGATATTAGAACTAAACCCAAAGGTTGATTTAATTTTTGTCCCTCGTATCAATACTGTTAATGGTATAACTCAAGAACATATCGATAAGTGGGGGTGGAGACTTAACGAAAAGGGTTGGGTAAACTTTCCAGATGCACAAGGACGAATATACCGTAAAGGTATGACTTGGTACGGTAAGGTTCACGAAAGAATAATCGGGGGTCAAAAATTCTCATCATTACCTAATGATGAAGAATATTGTATACAACATCATAAGACAATTGATCGTCAAGAAAAACAAAACAAATATTATAGCGGTTTATGAAAATTTTAATAACAGGCGTTGCCGGACTATTGGGGTCTAGATTGGCAGATTATATTATAAAAAATTATCCTGAGGTTGAGATTGTCGGTATCGATGATTTGAGTGGGGGGTATTTTGAAAACATAAATCCAAAAGTCGAATTTTGGAAAATGAATTTAGTTAATTGTAATTTAGATAAATGTTTTAGTGAACATAAATTCGATTATGTTTATCATTTCGCAGCATATGCGGCTGAGGGGTTGTCACCATTCATTAGAAGTTTTAACTATCAAAATAATTTAGTGGCAACTTCTCGTATAATAAACGAATGTATTAAACATGACGTTAAAAGATTAGTGTTCACTTCGACATTAGCGGTTTATGGTCACGGTAATGGTGGAGTATTTGATGAGGATCAAACACCAAAACCAATTGACCCATATGGTGTTGCCAAATATGGATGTGAAATGGATATACAAATTGCTGGTGAACAACATGGATTAGATTGGTGTATCATTAGACCACATAACGTTTATGGGGTCAAACAGAACATCTGGGACAAGTACAGAAACGTATTAGGTATTTGGATGTTCCAGTACATGAACAACGAACCAATGACAATATTTGGTGATGGTAATCAAACAAGAGCGTTTAGTTTTATTGACGATTCGCTCGAACCGTTGTGGAAGGCATCACAAAATGAAAACACATCCAAACAAATTATTAATTTAGGTGGTGTTGAGGAATATTCTATAAACGATGCGTGTGAAGTTTTAAGAAGTGTTCTACCAACAAGAGGTGAAGTTGTCTACAAAGAGGCAAGACATGAGGTAAAAAATTCAATACCAACATTTCAAAAGTCAATTGACCTTTTAGATTTTAAACACGAAACTTCTTTAAAAGATGGTTTAACACAAATGTGGTCATGGGTACAAAAACAACCTAAAAGAGATAGATTTGTGTGGTCCGAATACGAATTAGAAAAAGGAATTTATTCATTCTGGAAAAATAAAACAACAATATGATAACAGTAGGATTTTCAACAAGAAAAGATAATCAAGAATTTATTGATTACGTTACTAAAACTTGTGGTATTAATAACGTACAAGTAATTCAAAAAATAAACAATGGTGAAAAATCATTGTCAGAAACATATAATGAAATTATTAACGAATCAGTTAATGATATTGTAGTTCTTTGTCATGATGATATTCTATTTGAAACTAAGAATTGGGGTAAAAATTTATTAAAGAATTTTGAAAAAACCGAGTACGGTGTTTTAGGATTGGCGGGTTCTGTTGTTATGCCATCTTCAGGTAAATGGTGGGATGTTCCGTTAAACTTAAGAGGTATTGTTAACCACCAAAAAGACGGTAAAAAATGGGAATCAAAATATTCACCAAACGAAGGTAAGATATCCAACGTAGTTGTGGTGGATGGGTTATTCATTTCATTACATAAAGGTAGAATTAAAGAAACTTTTGATGCTGAGATACCTGGTTTTCATTTCTATGATTTAAGCTTTTCATTTTCTAACTATCTGAAAGGTGTAAAGGTTGGTGTTACATACGATGTTAGAGTTACACATTTATCGTTAGGGGAAACTCCGGCTCAGTGGGACATCAATAGACAATTGTTTGTTGGGAAATATAAAGATAGTCTACCGTTAAAGTATGAGGAGGTTGGGGATTTGACAACATACGTTATGTGTCATGACCAAAAAATTATCAAATCAAATATTGAATCCAATAAATTTAAATCTTTAGGTAATGTGGTCTTTATGTATGTTGGTAAAGGTGAGTTCACAGAACTAGAAAACTATCCTGAAGTTATTATTGTAAGAGATTTAAAACATAACATTGAACAGTATCCATTGTTCACCGCATTCACTGCGTGGTATGCAATATGGAGACAAGGTTTGTGTAAAACTAAGTACATTAACTTATTGGAGTATGATGTTAACTTAAAAGATGATTACTCATTACATTTAAAAAACATTCTATTAAAACATAAACCTAAGATTGTTGGGTACTTCCCGTTGGAGATGAGAAATTATCATTATGTAATGAATCCAGGGTGGGTTAGTTCCGTATTCAAAGGTATTCAATCAGTGTATAAGTTAGATATGTTTAAGATTATAGTGGATGTTGTTAATAAGGAAAACGCTGCGGGTAGAGAACCAGTTTGGGCAACAACTAATAATGTTTGTTTTGATTATTCTTTCTTTGACAAATACATGAGGTGGGTTTCTCCATTAATAAGTCACATGAAAGACGACATCAATTGTGGTCATAATCAAGAAAGAGCAGTATCGTTCTTTTGTTTATTAACAAATACTCCAGTTTATTTCTACCAAGGTTATTTGGAACATGTTCAAGCAGACTCACACGGAACACAAGGTCATGAAGTAACTAAAAAAATTGAACTGTAATATGAGATATATAAGTTATTCTTTATGGGGAGACAATGAACTGTATAACATTGGGATGGTAAAAAATGCTGAACAAGTACCTAAAATATATCCGGGTTGGCAGATGATAGTCTATCATGATAATTCAGTACCAACAGAAACCCTTAACATTTTAGAAAATTTAAATGTTAAATTAGTTAATGTGGATGGTCACACTCACGGTATGTTTTGGAGATTTTTTGCCTCGGATTTACCAGATTGTGAATTTGCAATTTTTAGAGATGGTGATTCAAGATTATCTATTCGTGAAAAAATGGCGGTAAATGAGTGGATTGAGAGTGGAAAAACAATTCATGTTATGAGAGACCATCCGGCACATCAAATACCGTATGGTAACAACGCTTTAGGTATATTAGGTGGTATGTGGGGAATCAAAGGTAACACAATACCAATGAAAGAGTCGATTGAAAACTTTTCCAAAAATAAAACTATGGGATATGGTATAGATCAAACTTTTTTAAAAACAATATACAACGTGTTTGAAAATGATAGATGTACACATGATGATTTTTTTGAAAAGAAACCATTTCCAATAAAAAGAGAAAACGGTAGGTTTATTGGTGAAAGAATGAATATTAACGATGAACCATTTAATAACGATTATTTAGCAATACGATGAAAATTTTATATGTGATTATGCATACCCAAAATCAAAATGAGAGGTATGATAATGTAATGAATACGTGGGGTCAAAATGTTGATTGTATATTTTATTCCGATCATGAGGATTTTGATAAAAATATAATTAAATCTTCAAATGATTCCAGTTATAAATCAAACGAAGAAAAGTTTTGTAATATTTTAAATTTAATACCTGATAGATATCAAGACTATGATTGGTTTTTATTTTGTGATAATGATACGTTTGTCAATACAAAATTACTATCCGAAAAAATAACGGATTTTGATGAAACTATTGTTTATGGTCAGGAATTAAACACATACCATTCCGATAAATCATTGTACTATGTATCTGGAGGTGCTGGAAAATTGGTTAGTAATAAGATTTTACAATTAATTAAAGGTAATGTTCCTAATAGAAATACTACATATGCTGATGTTACCTTGGGATATGCTTTAAGGGACCTAAACATACCAATACAAGATTACCCATTATTCAAATCCCAACCGCCCGAATTTTACAAAATTAATGATAATGATGTACAAAATTTCATTACTTTTCATTATATTAAGACAACCGAATTAATGAATAAATTATACAATTTGACTAATGAAATTTTTTAATATAGACTTACATATCTCTATCATTGCCGATATGAGAAAAATATTTAATGACTTAGGTCATGAAGTTACCGACTGGTCTTTATCTGACCACACATGGGTTTTCAATAAAGAACGAGCATCCATACCTATGTTAGATGGTGGTCGTTGGAGAAACATGACTCCGTCTCAATTTTCGGACGAATTTTATAATACGTATAAAGACGAGTTAAAAGATTATGACGCATTCATTGTAACTTATCCACCTCCGTTCTCATTACTTTACAAACATTTTGATAAGCCAATCATCATTAATAATCCAATTAGATATGAATGGCCGTTCTCGTTTAGAAAAAATGATTGGGAATATTTTAATGATTTTTTAAGAGACGGTGTTGATAGTGGTAAAATCATATTGGTTGCAAATAACCTCTATGATAAAAAATATATGGAGGACTTCATCGAAAGAGAAGTGAAACACATACCAAGTATTTGTGATTACTACGGTGAATATTATAATCCAGAACGTGAGGACTTCCTATACTACTCTAAGGGTAAAATTAACGAACTTACATCACCCAACATCACATACAAAGGTGATATATTTCAATCACATAAACATAAGGATTTAACTAAGTTCAAGGGTATTATTCACATGCCATATCAGATATCGTACATGTCGATATTTGAGCAGTACACAGCAAACATTCCGCTATTTGTACCAACAAAAGATTTCCTTATCGATTTATATAAAAAAGGTTACCCCGGTATCTTAAAAGAAATATCGTGGAATGGTGATTTGGGTCGTGGTGGTAAATCTGTAATAGATTATAAAGGACAGTTTGACCCAAATGATTATACAAACCATGATAGTGTTTATGAATGGTTACAGTATTCGGATTTCTATGATACAAAATGGATGCCACATATACAACAATTTGAATCATTCGAACATTTAAATAAATTGGTGAACGAAGTGAATCCAAATGAAATTAGTATTAACATGCAATTATTCAACGAACAAAGAAAAAAATTAATCTACGATATGTGGAATGACTTAATAAAAACAAAAATATGAAGATTTTAATTACAGGTGGGTTAGGTTTTATTGGTATAAACGCAGCAAAGTATTTTTCAACAGATAATGAAATCCATATCGTCGACAACGTTTCTCGTAAAGGTAATATGGAAAACTATGAAACGATTTCAAATAATAAAAACATCACGTTACATGTTAAAGACATACGTAACTTCTTTGATATAGAGGACGTGTTTAAAAAAATACAACCTGACGTTGTACTTCATTTGGCAGGTCAAGTTGCTGTTACATTTTCAGTAACAAACCCAAGAGAGGATTTTGAAATAAATGCTTTAGGAACGTTTAATATATTGGAATCTATAAGACTTCATTCACCTAATACAACTTTGTTATTCGCATCAACAAATAAGGTATATGGTAACTACCAAAGTGATTTAATTGAGGAAGAAAAGAGATATTCATATGTGTTTGATGGTGGTGTAAATGAAGAAACTCCATTAGATTTTCATTCACCTTATGGTTGTTCAAAAGGTTCCGCAGATCAGTATGTTAGAGATTACAGTAGAATATATGAATTAAAAACTGTGGTATTAAGACAGTCGTGTATCTATGGTCAAAATCAATTTGGTATTGAAGACCAAGGTTGGGTTGCATGGTTTACAATCGCCTCAACATTCGGTAAAAAGTTTTTTATCTATGGTGACGGTAAACAAGTGAGAGACGTTCTACACATTGACGACCTGATTAACCTTTATGAAACAATAATTAATAACATAGATAAATGTAAAGGTCAAATATTCAATGTTGGTGGTGGTGAAGATAACACATTATCGTTGTTAGAGTTATTGAATACGTTGGGTAAACAAAATGTACTGAACTATCAATACAGTGATTGGAGACCAGGTGACCAAAAAATATATGTGAGTGATATTACTAAACTAAAGAACACAATTGGTTGGGTACCTAAAATTGGTGTGGAAGAGGGGTTGGAAAAATTACAAAGTTGGGTTAGTGTTAATAAAGATATATTTGTAAAATTAAATTTGATTTAAATGAAAAAGATATTGGTGTTAGGTGGTGGCGGTTTTATTGGTGGTCACCTTTCTAAAAGATTAAAAGATGAGGGTCATTTTGTTAGAGCAGTTGACATTAAAAATCATGAATACTTTAATGAAAATGAATTTTGTTCTGAATTTATTTTAGGTGATTTAAGAAATCCAAATTTTGTGTCAAAAATAATGTTTGTCCCTAATCAATCAACAACAGAGGTTGGTGCATTTGATGAGGTGTATCAATTGGCAGCAGATATGGGAGGTGCTGGTTATATTTTTACTGGTGAAAACGATGCGAACGTTATGCACAATTCTTCATTAGTTAATTTAAATGTTTTACATTACGCAACTTCAATGGGTGTGAAGAAAATATTTTATTCTTCTTCTGCGTGTATGTATCCTGAACATAATCAATTGGACCCTAACAACCCAAATTGTGAAGAATCTTCAGCATATCCTGCTAATCCTGATTCTGAATATGGATGGGAGAAATTATTTAGTGAAAGACTTTATTTGGCGTACAATAGAAATTATGGTATTGATGTAAGAATTGCTCGTTTTCATAACATCTTTGGTCCTTACGGAACATATAAAGGTGGTAAAGAGAAAGCACCCGCAGCCATATCTAGAAAAATTTCTGAAGTGTTAGATGGTGGTGAGATTGAAGTGTGGGGTGATGGAGAACAAACTCGTTCATTCTTATATATCGATGAATGCCTCGAGGGTGTGATTAGATTAATGAATTCTAATTTCACGGGTCCCGTTAATATTGGTAGTGATGAAATGGTCACTATCAATCAACTAGTTCGATATGTTACCGACATTAGTGGTAAAGAGGTATATGTTAAACACATTGATGGTCCGACAGGTGTAAGAGGAAGAAACAGTGACAATAAATTAATTCAAGAAAAATTAGGATGGCAACCCACTCAACCATTATATGATGGTTTAATAAAAACATATGAGTGGATTAACAAACAACCAAAATAATGGATATAACTTTTGTATTAGCGGTTTTAAATAAATTAGATTTAACAAAAAATTGTTATAATCATCTTCGTGAATTATATCCAAAGGCACCCTTGGTTATTAGTAGTGGTGGTTCAAGTGATGGTACTAAAGAATGGTTACAAGAAATATCTGAGATTGACGACTACGTAACCATATTTCATGATGATGATAGATTAACTTTCTCTGACACATATAACGTTGGTATTAAATTAGTCGATACTGAAAAATTAGTTTTGATACATAACGATATGGTGATAGGTGAAGGATTTTTAGAATCGATTGAAAGATTATTAAAACCCAATATGTTGTTATCTTATACAACAATCGAACCTCCCATATTTGCAGGACATAAAAGACCGGGTAAAGTGTTAATGGATTTAGGTTCGGGATTTGAAAATTTCGATAAGTTCCGTTTCGATAGTTATGTTAATCAATGGAAAGATGGTGACAATCTTTATGATGGTGCAGTATTCTTTATGAGTGGTTATAAAAAAATGTTCGAAGATGTTGGTTACTTCGACGGGTTTAGTTTTGTACCATGTTTTTGTGAAGATGATGATTTTTTAATTCGTGCGAAACTAAAAGGTTATGAATTAAAAACCTGTGACTCAGCAATAACCTATCATTTTGTTTCGCAGACATCAAGATTTAGTGACGACTATAAAAATGATAGATTGAAAATTGAAATGTCTTCTAATAGAAATTTCATTAGAAAGTGGGGATTACCAATACACGGATTTAATCAAATTAGATATTGGGAAGAGAATACATTTACATATAATACTTTTACTATGGGATTAAAGACTCGTAATAAAAGTTTATTATACAATGTGGAACCCTTCTTCGATAAGATTGATTTAGGGTTGATTCCTGACGACTATATTGAGAATGAACAGAAGAATACCCGTTATGATTTAAGGTCTAAATTTACCCTTACAGATGGTGTTGATGTAATGATTACGGAAACATCTCCATTTACAGAAGAAGATGTGTCTATGTTACAATTAATAAGATTATCAATACCTTATTACGAACCTGGCGAATATAAAACAGGTAACATGTTAATAAAAATTAATAGACAGATTTAATTTTCTGAACCGAACGCATATATCCCAAGATGTTTAATGTCCATACTCAATATGGTATCAATTAAAACATCGTACCCTAAATCTCTTAATTTTTTAAGTAGATTAAAATCTTCACCATACCAGTCTTGACTGTCTTCCTTGTATGTAAATTCAAAATATGGTTTTTGTAGTTTGTCAAATATATTTAATTTCATTAACATACAACCCATACCAACTCCTTCAACCTTTACCAATTCATCTTTAGGTTCGAGAGGAACCCAACTATCCCAATTTGTTAAGTCAGTGTATGCAACAGTCTTTAAGGGTTTTGCTCGTTTCATGTAATTACACGCCACAATATCTTTATTATGTTCCAATAATCTTAATGCTGTGGTTGACGGGAACATCATATCGCTATCTAACCATAAAACATAATCAGAACGAACTTCTTTCGCTTTCTCAATTAGTTTTTCACGTTGATTTAATAATATGGTATTTGAATCAAAGAATAGATATGTATCAATTCCCGCCTCCGATGTTGTTCTAACTAATTGTGTTAAACAGTATGCGAAATGTGAATGTACTGTATCTCTTGTTGGAACAAGTATTGATAATTTTACGGGTCTAACGTCCCACATTGAACTATTGTTTAATGATTTTTTCATGTGCCGGGTATATTATTTGATGAGTTATCGGATTGAAATGTTAAATTTCTTCCCGCTTTTACCATCTCCTCAACTCTTTTAGATAGAAGTTGGAAGTCTTTTATTGGTAAATTACTAATTGTTGTGTAAGTTAATCTAGAGTATGTGTTTGTTAGAAGGATGTCGACTGATGCAATTCTCGCCCATTTCTCAATAAGACACATTCTTAAAATGTTCTCATCCCCACTCAACATACCTTCAATCCGAACTTTATCGTATGTGTTTAATATTTGGATGAGTATCTGATGTTCCTTTCTGTAATAGGGTATAAAAGACAAAAAATACGTTAATCTGAGACGTTTAATAAACTTGATGAGTCTTTCTCTATCAAAGTTAATTCCGTTCCATTTAACGTATTGTAATTCGTATTTTGATGGATAATTCTTATACGTAAGATTCATACGTATAATATAAATAAATTTTATGAAAATGTAAAATTAATACGTACCTGTTGTTTCCAAACCACCAAAACTAGCCCCTTCTTCGGTTTGAGATCCTGAAGCAATACTAGCAACTCCTGATAATGAACGGTTACGACCCGTACCTAATTGTGCGTTTAGTGCCACCTGTGTAGTGGCATTTGGGATGACTCCGAGAGCCACCCCAATTCTACCCATACTTACTTCGCTTCCTGTTGTAGGTATTAAACCCATAACTATTAATTTGTTTGACTAATTAAACTTACGCTTAACCTACATTATTTATTTTTTGCCTCTAAAGCTTCAACTCTCTCTAATAACTCTTTGTTTGTCTGAATTAATAGTGCCACTAATTTTTCATATTTAACGGCCATATATCCATTATCTCTTGTAGTTACAATTTCAGGTAGTACCGCATTTATTTCTTGTGCAATTACCCCAATATCACGTCCTTCGTTCTCATGTATACCCGGCATTTCTTTCCAATCGAAATAATAACCGTTTATTTGTTTTAATATATCTAAAGAACCTGTAATTGTAAATATGTTTTCTTTCAATCTTTCGTCAGAACCAAAGAATGCAATCACATCATTTGTTGCTCTGATTAAACCCGTAGTGGTTGGTGTTGATGTACCTACACCTAATGCTCCGTTTACAAATAGTGTTGTTCCATTAAATGTTAAACCCGCTTCCGCATTTAGAGTAACCCCACCTTCACTTGTCATTATACGGTCAGCAGATGCGTTTGTAATTGTTGTTGTACCTGATGATCCACTTGAACCTGAACTACCTGAAGAACCGCTAGAACCTGATGTTCCTGAACTACCTGAAGAACCACTAGAACCTGATGTTCCTGAACTTCCAGAACTTCCTGATGAACCACTTGTTCCTGAAGAACCTGATGATCCACTAGAACCTGATGTACCCGAAGATCCATTAGAACCTGAAGAGCCACTTGTTCCAGACGAACCACTTGAACCTGACGAACCTGATGATCCACTAGAACCTGATGATCCACTAGAACCTGATGTTCCTGATGTACCTGATGACCCGCTTGAACCAGAACTTCCAGAAGAACCTGATGACCCACTTGAACCAGAGGAACCTGATGAGCCTGAGGTTGCTGCGGAATATAAAGTTCCGTTAATTGAAAGTGATGGAACATTTAATTTTTTATTCGAGTTCCAACTATCGTCAGCATTTGCATATGTGAATGTTGCTCCCGTTGCTGGACCAACAACCTCAATACCCGCACCATTAGCTGCAGCTGCAGATAATGACCCACTTGCTAATGTGATTAATTTATCCTCAACATATAAGTTGGTAACTTGTAAATTTGTATTTGTACCTTGAACTAATAGATTATTAGTAACTAAAATGTCACCCGTAACTGTTAATGTTGTACCATCAAAAGTTAAGTTAGGTTCAACACTAACGTTAGGTGAACTACCGTTCAACGTTAATAAACCATTATCTGTTGTGCCACTTAAAGTAACAGTTCCTGAACTTCCTGAAGAACCGCTAGAACCTGACGTACCGGCCGTTCCACTAGACCCAGAACTACCTGAACTTCCTGAAGAACCTGAACTACCCGAGGTACCTGAAGTACCGGCCGTTCCTGAAGAACCTGAACTACCGCTAGAACCAGATGTTCCGCTTGAACCTGATGAACCTGAGGTACCAGATGTTCCTGAAGACCCGTTTGAACCCGAGGTACCAGATGTTCCTGAAGACCCGTTTGAACCTGATGAACCACTAGAACCTGATGTACCTGAACTTCCTGAAGAACCGCTAGAACCTGACGTACCGGCAGTTCCACTTGATCCTGAAGATCCTGAAGAACCACTAGAACCTGATGTTCCCGCGGATCCTGATGTTCCAGATGAACCAGAACTACCAGACGTTCCTGAAGAACCGCTGGTACCGGCACTACCGCTCGAACCCGAAGAACCTGAAGTTCCACTTGTTCCGGCAGTTCCACTTGTACCTGATGTTCCTGAAGTTTGTCCAGTGTAAGACTGTCCATTTAATATGATATCGTCAGTAACATAAAGTGAACCTGTAATTGTTTGGTTCGCTTTGAATATATTACTTCCTGTTATCGCAAATTCGGAAGAATCTTTACCGTCTAATTTATCTGCATCATTTGCGTACAGTGCGGTTGACGCACTCACCGCGTTTGATGTTGTACCGCTAATCGTAGCGTTTATAGTCCCAAGTACGGTTAAATCACCTCTTACGTGTGCCGAACCTGATACTGAAAGGGACCCTGTTATTAATGGTTCAAATATTTTCATCTAAATATGATATTATACCATATAAATACTCGCCATTTATGTTTAAGTATCAAATAAATTTATAATTACAAAAATTTTTCTATCTGTTTAATTACATCATTAGATAATATTTCTTTAGAACATTCAAATTGTCTATCGGTATTTTTATGTACGGGACACCAATTCCAATCCCCCGGATCGAATTCATGAGTATGCCAACATCCGTTACATACCTCTTTATTTATAATTCTTGTAATTCCATCCATAGGTTCCAAATGTTTATCGGTGAAACCTGATATTATTACAACGGGAGTATCTGTTCCCCAAGCTAACCAACTTAAACCACTACTAATTCCGATGAATAGTTTTGATTCTTGTATTGTCTTTAATACTTCTTTAGTAGTACCTCTTGGTTGTAATGTAACACCTTTAGGATTTGAATTACCCATATACCCATCCTCTTCTCTCGATAGGAGTCTAACTTCGTACCCCTTTTCTTTAATGTAATCCACAACATCTTGCCATCCATTCGGATTGTTCCAATATTTTGCTTGTGAAGTTGAGTGAATGGCAATACATACCCTATTCTTTTTTGTTTTAGATAATTTAGGAAGTTTTACTTTGGTTTCTCGATACTGTATACCCAAAATATCCGTAGCCACTTTCATCAAAGGTTCCTTAATTGGGTTTATAGGGTGTCTTGAGTCATCAATTTGTTTATTTTCATAAAAAACACCCAATCTATAAAGAGCATATATATTTTCGGCGTTGGTTCCTGGTTCAATAAATTCAATTTCAGGATAATCTTTTTTAAATAAGTCGTTGTGAAATGTTGAACAAACTACATGGCAACCCTTCTGTTTTCTAAATTCCTCTACATATGGTATAAATGCAATGTTATCACCTAAGGACTTTGTTTCATAACTAATTAAAACTCTTTGTCCCTTAAGATCCATCAAATAAGTCCCAACATAATCATTATCGATTCCCGTAATCCTGATTTCCCAATCTACGAAATATTTTATGGATGATTTTGACCAATGGTTACTTCTTAATGTGGTTGTGTATTCTATTTTATTATTTCTTCTATTAATAAAATCAACTCTATATGACAAATCAACATTATCTAATATCTCAACGTACGGACCGTCTATGAAATTAATGTTAAATCTTCTATTAGATTCTTTAACCTTCCATTCTAATTTGTTCAGTCTTCTAAATTCATCAACATTTTTGGTTAAAGTTTCAGAAAATACCTCAACCCCTTGGTAAAATACTTTAACCGTTTCTCCCTCAACATATTCACCTAATGATTCTAATTGATAGGATCCTTTGGTAACAGTATGGAAGAAATTACGGTTTTTATAATTGACCTCAACCAAATAATCTTTATCAGCGGGTTTTTCAGAAAATCCTGATATAAAGTGTATGTGTAATTTTTTATGATGGTCTACCGCCAAGTATGTTTGAAATCTTGCCCCGTTTCTTAATATACCGTTACGATTCCAAGCTGCATAAATGTTTAACTCCTCGTCATTTGGGATATACTTACTAACGAATATACTACCGGTGATTTCCCTTAGGGTTTGATAGAAAACCTTTTCTAATTGCCACTTACCGGGTCTATTTTTAAAATATTCCTCTTTCGTATTAATCTTCTCAATCATCTGATTAGCGATATCGGTTTTAATTGAGAATATATATGTTGCACAATATGGGTCTTGTTCTCTTGTTGATCCTTCAAGGTACTCTTGAACAACCACATCATTACCTCTTACATATTCCATGAAAGCCTGACGATATTGAATCTCGTCCGGTAAATTATCGAACTCGAGGAAGTGTATGTATTTTTTACCTAATCTTTTTACAAATTGGAATGCGTTTCTCATCGTTTCCCAAATTGCGTAGTCGTGATGAAAATTTACTTTGTTAAAAACTTTATAGTCATTCATGATAGACCATCTATCACTTACCACCCCATACTCGTTAAAGTCTTTTTCTAATAGAATGTTATTATTTTTATCGAATAAAAAATAATCAACTTGTTTTTGTATTTCGATACTCACGGGACTATGTCCACATAATAGTATTGGTACGTTATAAACTTTTACTCTATTAATTAAATTAAGAAGTGTTTGTTCTTTTTCTTTAGTGTCAATCCAACAATCAATTACGAAGATATCTTCGTCAAAACTATATGCCATTATCGTTTAGTTATTATAATGATTCCGTTAAGGAAATTTATCGATTCAATATCTGTTCTACAACCCGGTTGTACTTGTTTTGATAAATCAGTCAAAACATCTTCTCTTCTTGCGTGTACATTTGAGTGGTCAAAATTCATTAACCCTCTAAAATTAATATCATCTGATAATCTTTTAAAGTATTCCATAGCACTACCAGGATAAAGATAACCACCGCCGTAGTCCTCCCAATACGAACAACCGATATCTTCAATGACATAGACACCTCCCGATTTAACCGAACCAAATAAATGTTCAAACGAATAAATCATATGGTCATTAATATGTGAACCATCATCTAATATCATGTCAAATGGACCATATTGTTGCCAAGTTCTTGATAAGAAATTACCATCCGCTTGTGAACCTATCTCAACTGATATTCGAGATTCTTCATACTTCTTACAATCGGGATTAATATCAATACCTAATATATTAGCTCGATAATAATAGTCTTTCCATGTTAATAATGACTTACCATCTAAAATACCTATTTCCAAAATGTTTAGGTTATCGTATCTATTAAATGGTAGGTACTTTTCATATTTAACACAATAATTGTGGTTATCGGAAGATTTATCGGTTCCGAACGATTTTGCTAATTTGTCTAATGTACTCATCTTGTAAAATATATCATTTGTAATGCATTATTTGAACCCATAAATAAAATATATGAGTTAAACCCTAATCTTAACATCCTATCAATCATACTCTGTCTTAATTCTTCATCATAATTAAAATGACCATGGTGATATTCCATTGAAATTGTTTTAACCTTCATTAAATTTTCATCACTAATTCCTTTCAATGCGTGATGTTCAGCTCCCTCAATATCTATTTTCAAGAAATCTATCTTATCTACAAGTCCCGTTTCAAAAAGGTAATTTAATGTATATGTTCTTACCTTATATTCTTTAGCTCCTTCTTGTGTACCAAATAAATTGGATCCACCTAAGTGAGTACTTTCAAATAAATTTAATTCCCCAATAGAATCACTTGCAGCCGCGTTGAATAATACTGAACGAGGGTCTGCGTTTAAGGAAAGTAATTTAAAGTATCTCTTGTCAGGTTCAAATGATATTACTCTACTAGCCCCTTGACTATACGCCCATCTATTGAACACTCCGATGTTACCACCTAAGTCAACAACAGTGTCTCCTTCGTTAATCGTTCTTTCCCTATTCTTATAGTAATCTAATAAGTTAAAAATCTCATGGAAGATAGCAACCGCCCAGCCAAATTTACCGGCAACGTCCATGGTACTACCCTGATATTCATAATATTTGGAGAAGTTTTCAACTTTGTAAACATCCGTATAGAAACAGTGTGATTTATAAAACGATTTGTCTCTTTCCATTTTGATAAACTCAATCATCTTATCTGAAATCTCAGCGTTCTTGTTACCATGGAAATAAATGATTTTAGATTTATCTTTCGGTATGAATTGATAACCAAATATTCTATCGAAATTCTGTGGACCTTCCTCGTTCCAAAATTTATAAAACTGATGTAATGTTTTATCAATAAATCCAGCATCCCCATCATAAGACGAAGTGTCAAAATTAGATAGGGGTAAATGTTTCGTGTGACTGTGTTTCCATCTCATTGCATTATCAATACCCTCATCATTCCAAAGATATAATCTCTTGTAATCTTCAGGTTTAGTTTCCATTAATGAAACATAATGAGTAAGTAATTCATCAAACCATTCACCACAATTTTTATTGTAAACATAAAGACAAATGTGCATGTATGGATTATGTTTAGCAATACCCCATTCATTAGCAAGTTGTTCGTTGAATAATTGGGACTTGTTACCATTATCGTACATACCGAAGAATTCTTCTTGTACGTGAATATCTGCAATTGGGTAGTTCTCGATTTGACCAAAGTATTGTCTAATGTCGTCAATGTTATGGTTAACAACCACGTCACCATCAACCCAAACAAAGTTTTCAAAGTTTTCTTTTAATGCTTCAATACAAGACCATTGTTTCCAATACCATTTATCGTGTTCAGAAATCTTAGGGACGGTAATTGTTCTCTTAATAACATTTGGATAGTCGAATGGAACTTCACAATCAATACCATAAACCAAAATCTTTTGTTCAGAGAATTCCAATAATGATTGAACTAACTTCTCTATTACCGGCATGTAACCTAAGTTACCTGTTGTTACAAAAGCAAATGGTTTCTTATTTCTTTCCAATATATCACACGCACCCTTAGCAACCGTATCCCAATTAAATTTCTCGTGAATATCTTTAGCATCACTAACCGCCTTTATCCACATAGCGGTATTGTAATCGTATGCCTGTCTCATCTGACGCTTCAAGTCATCCCAATCTGGTTCACAATATTCACCTGGCCATTCTTTATGTTCAATATTAGCAGGTCTTAATCCTTTAATACCAACTGGTACACCTTTACCTTGTGCAAATTGTAATTGACCACCCCAATCGGAATAAATTGAGGGTGTTCCACATGCCATCGCCTCAATTAAAGGTAAGTTCCAACCCTCACTTCTAGCACATGAAACAAATACATGTGCGGTTTGTAAATAATTTACGTATTCCTCCCTTGAGGGGAAATTTAAAAATTGAATATTCTTAGTATCAATACCATAATGTTTAACTCTCTCTTCTGTTGTCTTTAACCCATCGTATGGATATGGATTTTCGACAGATGCTAAAAGTTCAACATCGTCTACATCTTTAAACTCTTCCGCAAAGGCTTGTAATATTTCGGTGGTACCTTTTCTATAATCCCATCTACCAAAATGTACAAAACGTACCTTTTCTCTTTTAGGGAATTTTTTAATTGGTTTGAATGTATCAACGTCAACACCCTCAGGTACGATGAAGATTTTTTCTTTTGGGTAACCCTGTTCAACCAAACAATCAAATTGCCATTGCGTTGGGACCCACATCTCATCAAACTTTAATAATTGATTAAAGAAATCATCGGGGTATCGAGTTGATTCCCACACATTATATGCAATTTTATAACCAACATAGTCATCGTAGAAGTAGTGGTTATTAGTTTCCATGAGTACAATGTGTACATCTGGTGTAAAGTCACCCTTATAATCGTACATTGGTTCGTCAACCCTTCCATTACCATCTGCCTTATGTAATGTCTGTAAAATTAACATGTCCCCAATTTCTTCTGTGAAATATGGTTCTCCGTCATGTGGACGATTATTCATTCCCTTCCAACTGTTACCAATTGTGAGGTTTCTAACTTTTACGGTGTGGTACTTATTAAGTGCACAAAAGAATGAACGTGCGTGGTTTGCATAACCAGTTGTACCTATGAATGGTGCGTGTGCTAGTATTTTCATTACACATAATATAAAGAAAATACATTAAAAAATCAACTTTTGGTGGTTAAATTAGTTTTTTAACGTCCATGGTTGAGGACAGATAATGTGCGAAATCTAAATGTCCTTTAAATGAGAAGTGGGTATCGTTAATTTTACCCTTAGTGTCGTCTTTAATCGTCTGAAACGATCTATATATGTCATCATCATCCTCCAATGACCAAAGATAGATAAATTTAATTTTTTTATCTTCTTTCAATCTATTTTTTATAAATCTAAAACGTTTTCTATGTCTTTCTTTATAAAATTGATGATTTGAAAAATGATATTGGAAATTAAGGACCGTATCGATTTTCTCAATACTATCTTCTTCTTTACTTTCACCTATAATTTTAATTGCGTTTTCATAGGAAGATAGTACGTTCATTATTTCATTACCTATCGGTACTTCTATTCTACCATGTAATGTCATATTAATTATAACCACATCATCCTCACCTATATAATCAAAATTCTCAATAATTGTATCAAATATATAATCATTTGATGCTCCGTTCTTACCTAAATTTTTAACTTCGTAATTCAATAATTTACCTAAATGATTTACCCAAACATCATCACCTTCTTTTTTATATGGTAGATACTCTTCTTTAGTCTCCGACACACATAACTCATTACATCCGTGGCCGAATGTCATTGAATCTCCAAATGTCCAAAGTACGTTTTTCATATTATTCATTTATAGTAAATTACCCGTCAATCTATTGTCTATTTCATTATTTATTAATTTGTTGTAATATTCGGTTTGATTTTTAACTTTATCAATCAACAAATTTACTTCTTTTGGGTACATATCTTTTAACATTTGAAATAGTTCATCTTTTGGCCACCACTTTTTATATTCTTTAAAATGATATTCTTCCGGTGTGTATTCAACATCGTGTCCCAATTGTTTTAACAACTCTGTTAAATTTTCTAATTTAACAACCTCAATGTCATTACCATGTTTGTTTCTATAATAATAAAAATATTCATAAAAGGGAACGCACCAATGTGTTGATCCTTGATTACTATTAAACTCGTTCAGTTGGTGATATAAATCATCTTTATCGGTATAATGATTTATCCAATCAAGAGTTTCCGTATGTAGAGCTGAAATTAAATGACTCATTGGTTCTCTAACAATAATATATTTTACTTTCGGAAATTTTAAATATTTTTCATGTCCCGAATAAATTCGTTTATCTTCCCATATCTTATCCAAGTATCTGGTGCCGCATTTTACGGGGGTTAATATTGTGTCATTGTATATTTTAATAACCATTATAATAATTTTTTTGTTGTTATAAATTTTTGTTTCATTTGTTTTTCGGACATATGACATACTCCATTTATATATAAATCATCGTACGATGGATTTTTATTAAATATATAATTTATATTGTCAAAATATAAATTTGGGTACTGCTGATTTAAGGTAACGGGTGGTACTGTATTATGTCTCTTTAAAAAGAAATCATAATGTATGTCTATAACGTCTAACACCTCTCTATATGAACGATTAACCAATTTATAATTTTCGGTACCGATAATTGAGGTGTTATTTAAATATTCAAAGTTAAGTTGTTTGTTTGTATATTTTTTAAAAATTTCAACAAAGGTGCTCACATCATTAATTATATGTTTATGTGATATGTTTAATATTTTTGGATTTATTAAATTCATCAACTTATTAAAATCTTCTACAATTAAATCATTATCCAAATGTATAAATGGTTTATCAATCATCGATAATACTTTTAATTTGGGATAAGACCACAATGTTCCTACTTTATATTTAGACTCAACATCAAATTCAACCCAAATATATTTTAAATTAGTGTTAATAAAATAATCCTTATCGGAATAAATAATTGGGGTGATATTTTGGTTATTCAAATTACCAATGGTGTATTTTAAATAAATTTCAGTTATATCTTTTAATCTAAAGGGTATGTATGTAAAAACTACTTGCATCATATTAAAGATTTTTTAATTACAAATTCAGTTTTTAGTTCTCCACCAATTATTAAATCCAATAATGAATTTTCATTTTCAATTTTATACATTAGTTTAGTGTGTACCAAATCCGACCATTCTTTACATAATTTAAAATTTTCATCAAAGTCTTGTAAAAATTTATTGACAAATTCAGCAAATAATTTACCGTTAGTTTTACATCTTTTAGATTCATTATAAAATGGGTGAGGTGGAACATCTAACATTTTCTCAATCATTTGTAGAGGGTATTCATGAGTAGAAATAAATGGTATACCGGAAAATAATAACCCAAACGTTTTTTCTGAAAGATATTGAGAAGTAAATTCTTTGTTATTCCAAGACCAACTTTCACACAATATCTGCATCTTAGCTTTAGGTAAAACCCTAAAAAACACATCCATATATCCTTGATGATTTGGGACACAACTTATATCCGAAAAGTCGGTATCTCCTACTATTGAATTAGTATTTATATGTGTTATTATCGGTGAGTGTTTTTTATATGCTGGATTTTTTAACGCATCTGTATGTTGTAAATATAACCTATTGTTTTTTAATTTACTTAATTCATTTATAATGTTCACACGATTAATTTTATGATTTTTAATACTATACATTAAATCATAATCAAACGTTAATTTATCATACAATTGTTTAAATTCATAATACCATCTAAGTGCAACAACTTCATTCCATTGAAATATTGTATTTGTTAATGCGTAATAAAAATTTGGATACTGCGATTCTAAATTTTGATTTAAAAATATATTATCAGTTATAAAGTGATGATTTTTTAATTCTCCCATAAGTGATTCAATTTCTAACCAATTTTCATCAATTATATTTGTGTCTTTAGTTTGTAAAATTTTTTCAGTTCTAAAATAACCTATTAACCATTTTTGATTTTTTGGGCAGTCTTTTAATAATTTTATAAATACTTTTAAAATTTGTTGACTTTCCCTTTCCATATAATCTCTATCTGGTTCTATCTTACCAATTTTAGAATCGATTTCCCCGTAGAAAAATGCGGTAAAATAATCTAACATATGATATCCATCATCTTCAAAACTAATTTCTTTTTTGAAAATGAACTCAACGTCGATATTTTTATATTTACAAAACACACTACCTTCATCATTTTCAATAAAGTATTCTCTATTAGTAGTATTATGTGCTAATTTATAAAATATAGATTTTTGATATGGGTGATGGATATATATTTTCACTTTCTAAATTATTTTTTTTTCGTAATCATTTAAATTACCCTTTCTTAATCTATCATTATCGTTTGGATTGAATAAATCTTCATAATAGGTGATTGGTATATTTAATTCATTTGATATGAACGTTAACTCCTCATTCCACTTTATTATGTTGAGATATTCTTCATTGTAGTTTGGTGTTTTTTCCCAAAGATATGGTTGGTTAGATTTAAAACTTTTTTCTTTGTATATTAAATAAGACCAACTCTCCGCACAATCTGTTAAATTTTTTCTTGATAATAAAACAACTTCATCAAAATTTTTAGTTAATTCAATTAACCAATTAATTCTATTCTCTTCCTTTATATAATAAGGTAAATGAAATATTATTGTTTTAAGAACAATTTTTTTAAAGTCGGTTAATGGTGGTAACCCAACACTTGGGTTAAATGGTTCAAATTCGTATTTAAATTTATTATATGTGGATAGTCTTCTACCTAATTCGGATGACCCCGTTCTCGGTAATGCAATTATTAATATACTCATATTAATGTAGTATTAACTTTAAGTTTTGGGTAATCAAAATCTGTTTCGGTCATCCAAATGTTTAGTGCGTATCGTACACCACTTGTAACTGGTAAGACTCCGTGATAGGTTGATGATCCGTTAAATGATATAGAATCTCCTATTTTAAGATTAAAAATTGATATCCCTTCTAATGTTTCAAAATGCATTGGTGGATTTTTATCTTCAGATAATGCAAATTCTCCACCTTCAAACCCATCTGATAATACTATCACTGTTGTTAGTTCGCTAGATTTATCTTTATGTAAATTAAGATATCTACCATTATAATATGACGTTAAACTAATATTAAAATTTTTTAAATTAAAATCATTATAATTGAACCATAATTTAAATGTGCCAGTTTTATAATTGTTTATTAATAAATCAATTATTTTTGTTTTAAAATTATCATCATATATACGTCT